AATTGATGATGGTTATCCTCCTCTGTTGACAATGACTCTACAGAACGTTACAACTATTGAAACTTTGTGCATACTCAATTCTTTTATGAATTTCTTGCCAGTTTGGAACAGAAAGATTGCAGATACAATCCGATGGCCAATGCTGTATAGAAAATTTGTGAAGTATGCACCCTTTGTACACTTTGATGCGGAAACCTATCGCAAACATGCAATTCAGGAATTAAAATGATTAAGAAAATTTATTTGGATATGGACGGTGTTCTCTGCAACTTTGAACAAAAGTACATTGAACTTTTTGGAAAAGAACCGGCGGCTGCTGACCGTAATCGTAAAGAGTGGTCGACTAACTGGGATAAGTTTTGTCTAGAAGGGCATTTCGAAAACCTTAACTGGTTTCCTGGTGGAATTTTTTTGCTTGACTATGTTGAGCGAACAAATATCAACATAGAAATTCTTTCTTCATCTGGTGGTAAAAAATACCATGACATTGTTGAAGCAAGTAAGAAGCTGTGGTTGAAACAACACAACATTCCTTATAAAGCCAACATTGTTCCTGGTCGTTCGTATAAAACCGCATACGCAACACCAGAAACTGTACTGATTGATGATACTCCAGATATCATTGAGGCTTTCAACAAAGCAGGTGGCCACGGCATTCTTCACAAAAATGCCGGCGAAACTATCGAAATTCTGGCCAAGCTATTGACAAATGGCTAAATAATTTTATATAATGAATTTTGTGGATAAAAACATACAACGACATACATCGAATATACGAAAGGAAATATTATGTCATTCGCTAATCTAAAACGCAACCGTGATAGCCTTGATAAACTCACCAAGGCAATTGAGAGCACCACACAAACTGCTGAGGCTGGCTCTAAAGACGACACTCGATTCTGGACTCCTACTGTTGACAAATCTGGCAACGGCATGGCTATAATTCGTTTCCTTCCCGCCGCTGGTGTGGATGGTGAAGATGGTCTGCCTTGGGTTCGTTTGTTCGACCACGGCTTTCAGGGACCTGGTGGTTGGTACATTGATAAGTGTCTAACCACACTTAATGAAAAGTGTCCTGTTTGTGAGCATAACAACACTCTATGGAATTCTGGTGTTGAAGCAAACAAAAATGTAGCACGTAATCAAAAGCGCAGGCTTTCTTACTACGCAAACATTTATGTGGTTTCTGACCCATCTAATCCACAGAATGAAGGCACTATTCGTCTGTACAAATTTGGTAAGAAAATCTTTGATAAGATTACTGAAGCAATGAATCCAGAATTTCCGGATGAAGCACCTTTGAATCCGTTTGATTTCTGGGAAGGCGCAAACTTCAAATTGAAGATTCGCAATGTTGAAGGTTATCGCAACTACGATAAGTCAGAGTTTGCTGATAAGTCTGCTTTGCTTGACGGTGATGATTCTAAACTTGAAAAGATTTATTCTCAGCAATATTCTTTGAAAGAAATGGTTGACCGTAAACATTTCAAGCCTTATGAACAACTCAAAGGTCGCCTTGACAAAGTTCTTGGTTTTGAAGGTATTGCTCCTCAGGGCCGTGCTGAAGAAATTGAGATTCCTGTTGCAAAAGCTAAAGGTGCAGTTCCTCTGAATAGCACTATCGATGACGATGACTTGGATTATTTCAAGTCTCTAGCAGAGCAAGAGTAATTTAGACCCCGCTTCAAGCGGGGTTTTTTATGTTTGTGTAAACAAGTACAATGCTTCTGCATCAATTACACCAGCGACTGCTTGGGAGTCTCCTCTGCCGGCGGAGTAGTTATTGTTTGTGGTATTAACAGTTGTTCCTCCACCAGCGTCTGGTGACATTAGAGCCATGCGTTGGTCCATATTTTCAATTGAAAGTGCGCTAATTTTTTCTGATACGGATATTGCATTTTTTAATTCTTCTTCTGTTGGACTTCTGTAGTTGCCTTGCTTATCTTTTACACCAAAATGTAAATGTGGGCCTGTAGACCTTCCTGTATTTCCAGAGAGACCTATTAAATCTCCTCGTTTTACTTTTTGGCCTTTTATTACTTTTGAAGAATTTAAATGTGAATAACTGTATACATTACCATCAGCATCTTTTATTGAAACAAAATTTCCAGAAGGTAAATTATTTCCTACTGCTATCACTTCTCCATCAACGGCGGCCGTGAGTGGATGATTTGGTCTTAGTTCAACATCAACGCCTTTGTGAAATTCTCTTTTTGTTCTATCTGTGGGGCTGACTCTATCTCCATATTCACTGCTAACACGATAGCGGCCATGTATTAAATCATTCATTCTAGGAATTCGCGTAGGTGCAGTACCTGGTGTGACTGGTGTAATTGTACCTGGTGGTTGAGCGGCGCTTTGAGGTGGTGGATTTGATGGTTGTCTATCGGCTAATGCATCATCTGCGGCATAAATGCCGGTTTCTCGCTCAACTTCTTGCTGATAACTTTCTCGCATAAATTTTGGAATATCTTTTAGTTGCTCTTGTCGGCGTCTACTTGCTTCTTCTCTTTGTCTTTTTTCTTCCAGTGCCGCCGCAATTTCTATTCTTTTCGTTTCTGCATCAGCGATTCCCAATTCCTCATTTGTTAGACCGCCGGGATTGCGGCTTCTACCGAAATAGTTAGTATCTCTGCCTCCAGGTTTATTATAGCCTTCCATTATTTCTTCTAGAGTCTTTTTAGGACGACCTCGAATTACTGGAAGTTCACTGAGTCCTTTTTTTACTATACCTTCTTGATTTTTTAAATCGGCTTCCATTTCAGGTATAGTTTTTTCACTGGTCATATAACCAAAACCAGCAGCTAAAGTAGCAATAGCTGCACCCAACTTTGGTGCAATCAAAACTGCCGGACCCATGTATCCTAATGCTATTGCCGCAAAAATTTTACCTCGGTTTTCATTGAAAAGTTTATCTGCTTGATACCTGAGTTCTTCTCCCAAAATTGAAAAAGAATGGGCTAAGGTGTTGAACGCCGCTTTCGAATGAATCAACATTGTTCTAACAACAGGTGCAAAAATTTCTTTAAAACTTTCTACAGCTGGTCTAAATGCGTCTGCAACGGCTGTTCCAATATCCGAAAAAATTCCATCAATTTTTCCGGCCGTTTCTGTTGAAAAACCAAGTTTGACTAGAATCTGCTTAGTTAAACTATTTTCTTTATCCTCTGGGTCTAATCCTAGTCCTTTTAAAATGTCATTTTTTAACGCTGAAAAATTAATATTTTCAGAAACTTTTTTCAACAAATAAGCGACACCCGCCAGAGCAATGGTTCCCAGTAAAAAACCATTAGGAACAACTCTCATTACAGTAGCAATGGCGGATAAGATACCTCCGCCAATAGTTCCAACGGTACCTAAAAGACCACTAACAACCGCGCCGAGAAGATTGGCGCCGCCAGAAAATAAACCACCCAAAAGACCAGAAATTCCTGCGCCACTAGACTGTTTATTTACCCAAAGAGTCGATTGATTGATTTCTGGTTTTTACATCATACCACATGGCATCTTGGGACTTTGCTGATTTACCGGCTGCCAATCTTGTTAGTGTTGATATGTTTTGGCGAGTGATATTCATATCTCTGGCCATCATGTTCATATTGAAAGTGTTTTTAGAAATTACGCGAAGAAGTGCTTCTTGTCTTTCACTCGATGATATTAAATCACTCGTTGCAGAAGATTGAGCCGCCGCTTGGGCCGAACTAGGAGCACCTGTGGCGCCGGAAGAAAGTGCAGAATAACCACGACCAAAAATTTTTTGTCCTGTCGCAGACAACATTCCTTTTCCACCAAAAAGCATATTTCTAACATCCATTCGTTCTCTCGCACTCTTTAGAACGGCAGAACCCATAGAACTCAAAATACCTTTGCTTTTTAGTTCTTGTTTATAAACTGATGCGAATTTTGTTGCCATTATCGTTTTCTTCTAGCTAAATTTTGTTGTTTAATTTTCTCATTTTCTTGCTCAATATATTGTAGGAGCATAGTCACGTAAACGTTCCTCTCCCACGGCATCATTTCATTTAAATCACTAAGACTATATTTGTGGTGTTGCATCAATGCAAAGTTAGTCTGGAAATGATTGCTCAGATTATCATAACGAATGGTTAACCGAAAAAACTTTGGATTCCTTCAACTTCAATAGTATCAGAATAACCACACTTACCACATTCAAAATCAAGTTTCTTTTTCAATTTTGGAATATTTTCGAAAAAGTTTTGTATTCGTGAAAAATTTTCTCTCGATAAACTATCGACAAAATCAATCAATTCTTCTTTTGGTGTATCTTTTGCATAGTAAATACTCTCATCATCATAAATGTAATCTATAGAACCGATTATTGTGTTTAAGACCAGTTCAGTTGAAGAAATATTTTTATCCTCAGTTAATGCATCTATACTTCCGAATGTTGGATATTTCAAAACAATTCCAAGTTTAGGAGTCAATTCGACTTTATTATTTTCTTTTTCTGTTAAATTAGGTTCGACCTCAAGTGCATTGAAACTCAACGAAACAACATGATTACATTTTCTTTTCTCTCCATCTTTTTCAATATCGTTGTTGCATTTGTATTGTAAGTCGATGGTCTCACCAACTGACCTTGCTCTCAAATGCAAGAACAGATACTCAAAATCTAAAATAGGCAAATCATCAACGTCTATCTTAGTAACCAAACAATTTGTAATTATTTGCTTAATCGCTAAGATGACTGCGTTTTGTTCATCTGATTCCGCAGCCATCAACAAAATCTTTTCTTCTTTCACCAAAAACGGTCTAAACTTTACTTTCTTTTTCATTAATGGTAAAGTAATCTCGTACAATGGCACATCAATTTTAGGTAACATAATTTCTCCAAATTAAAAAATACTGAACGGGTTTCTCAAAGCTTCTTTCGCGGCTGCGGCAGTACCCTTTATCTGCCCAGCTAAAACATCTTTTACAGGTACACCAGCAATAGAACTTCCAAGCAATGCGGCTGTAGCGGCACCTAAATCATAGCCGCCTTCATAAATTGTTCTATGTCTCTTGTATGCAAATTGAATCGTTAATCTATGAAAGCCATCATCAGACCAACTCAGTGGTTGTGCCGAAATTGTTTTTGGGAAAGCATCAATCAACTCAACAGCATAAATTTGTTTGATGAAATCATCGTACTGAACAATCGTTATATTTGTCAGGAACCTTGTTTCTTTTCCATTTGGAAACCTGATGTTATTTGTATCTGTAGGAACTATTGCTTCTAACCACTTATCGAAAAGCTTTCTTTCATAAAATTCATTGGTACAGAGAAAGGTCAATGAGGTGTCTGTATAGACAGCCTGATAAGGAACTTCATAGGTCAAGTTATAGATTTGTATAGGCTCAGTGTTCAATGATTTACCTGGCAACTCTGCGGCTTCACACTGTAATGCAAGATACCTGGAGATACTTGGATTGAAAGAGCGCGAGTTATTTTCACCCAAAACTCTTGTTGAAACGTCCGAAAACACAGAGTTAGGTAGATTCAATAATCTCTCTAAGAATCCATTTTCCAGAAACTTGCTTATGTATTGTGGTATAGGTAAAATAACCTGAAAGCGATTTGGTCTAGCTAGACCATCTTTCGCTTTGATATTTGATAAAAATAACTGTGGTAAAAATGACATTAGAATTTCTTTCGTGAGTCTGACCAGACTTTGTTTGCTGAAGCTTTTTCGAATTGTTCTACGGGTAACAATGCGGCAATGTCCCATTCGTCAGCAAATATTTCAACGAATCTGGATTCAACATGACTGGCCAAGTATCTTTTAATGCAAGGTGTTGCTTCAAAAGCGGTAGCAAAAGCTGACAGAGTTTGATAGCTCAATTTTAATCTTGTTTGCATATCGTAGTTTTTATTGCTTGCAAACTGCGATAGTTTATCTAATAGAATTATGCGATGTTTTGGATGAATGTAGTGCAGATTCAGACCAAGAAAACCATCATTGTATTTTTGTATAGGTATCACCAAAGGAAATCTGTCGTAATAAGGTAATTTGTCTTTTGTTTTCGGGTCGTAGAAGAAGAAGTACATATGACCAATAAAATTCGAATTGGTCATTCTTTCTCTGTCTTGCATCAATTTTTGAGGTGTCGGTTTTAGTTCCGTAACCTTCGAACGTAGCCATGCGCGGGCCTGCGTGGTGCGAGCTTCGAAACCAGTCTTAGCTAACTGTGTATTGATTCTATCTAATAGGTATGCCATAACTCTATTTATTTGCCTTTTAGGACGTATACTATTGCCTAGTTTTATTCTTCTTGTGTGTATAAGTATTGGTGTTCCGGTTTAAAGAGTTAGACCTAGGTCCTTCTCCGTTAGTATCTGGAACTTCCAACCGTGAGTATGACAGAACTCATCTGCCGCTTTCCACTTCATTTGATTAATTGCGTAAGTGGCTGCCTCTTGTAAAAACCTTTGAGTTTTTCTTTTCCCTTGTACAGGTTTCCTTGTCTGAGCCTCAGGTTTAACCTCAATCACATGGGTCATGACAGTTCCATCGATTTTTTTAACCTTAATAATGAAGTCTGGAAAGTATCTATGTACTCGACCGTCGACCGGGTGTACGTATGGTATCGCTAGTTCTTCTGAGGACCACCACACGATGTTTGGATGGTCATCAAAGTAGTTCATGCACCTCAACTCCCAAGAAGAACGGAAAATGATGTTATCCGGGTTGCCGTTGTACTTAGCTGGGTTTTTAGGGGTAAATTTACCCTTGTAGGAATTCTTGCCGTATGTCATATAAATATGTAGTCAACATTTAGGAAAATCATGGCATTATTTAATCTAACAGATATAGCTTACAAAGCGGTAGAAGCAAGGGACAAATTTGTTCCTTTAGTCTCTAAGGTATCTGGAAACGCCGAACGAAATCGATACTATCAAAACATGAGGCGCTATCCTATTGACCTTGGTAGTGTCGATAGGGGTCACTATATGCTGATTCATATCAATGTACAAGATAAAAGCAGTTACAAAGCAGACTTCTCAAAAGATATTCCAA